GTTCCACCAGTTACAACGTTTACCCAACCACCCTTACCATCTTTAGAACGTGAACCTTTAAACCAATCACGGAGTCCTTCTTCTTTAAGTGTACAATCTTTCATACCGTGTTTAGGGCACATTTTATTCTTTGGTGTATTATTACACTTTTGATGGGCACAACCGCAATCTTTTCCCTCATTCATTTCTTCTGTTTTCTTTTTCATTAAGTTAATAAATTTTCTAAAAATAGCAGATTGAGAAGTCTTTCCCATCACTTTTGCTCTTTGTTCCATAGCAATTGCTGCTTGAATTTTGTGAGCATGAGATCTTCCAGAGTTTCTTATTTTTGATACACTTCGTTTTGCAGTTGCAACATCCTTAAATCCCAATCCGTGAATTGTTCCTTTTGGATCTTCGTCTGTGTAAAGATCAGAGTGTTTATCAGACTTATCTGGTTGTCCTGGTTTTTTTGGAATGCGAGGATCGTTCATTTCACTGAAAGGTGACTTTGGTGTATTATTACACTTTTGATGGGCACAACCGCAATCTTTTTCATTAAATGTTTAATACCAACAATTTATTTATAATTTATTCTGCTGAAGGCGTCTTTTTTTCTTGTTTAATTAATTGTAAAAGATCTGCAGTAGACCCCACATATAACGCATTATTGGTAATTGATTTAGGTCCTTGATAGTCATCATTAAGATCTTTCATTTTTTTATGTAAATCTGCCAATTTGTCAGTTACGTCTGCTACGTTTTTAATCAATTGCCCAGCAACTTCATACGCTCTTGGATGATCTGAACTTGCAGCAACATCCAAAATTCCATTAACTGCTTCCTGACCTTTTTCTATCAAAGAATAGAGTTGACTTCTACTATAAGAATAATCTCTCTCCATATCTTCTGAAGTTGAAATTTTTTCTAAAGAAGAAATCTCAGTTTTTTTTATGATTTCAGTTTCTACATTTAATGCTTTTTCAATTCCATTATATTGTTCCATACAAATCACACATCCGTTCCAGTAGATGGACTATAAGTTTTACCACCATCATTAAAGAATGATACTTCTGTGCTAAAACCAAAATCATCATCCTGTTGTATTAGATCTCTATCCGCGTTATTAATTACATCTATAGAATCTCCAGAAGTGTGAGATTCTAATGATGTATCATCAATGGATCTAAACACAGTGATTGTATTACCAGATTTAGATTTAATTTGCATATTCTCATTACCAATTCTAATATATGTATTTACAGCAAGTGCGGTTGCATCACTTACGTCAAATGTTGTCACTTTAGTATTAATATTTTCTGCTAATGTTGTAGTATTGTCATCATTATAATCCTTAAGTGCTCTTGGAGTTACAGTGTAACGAACATCTCTTTTTGCAGTTAATCTATTAGTATCAGCATAGAAATCAGTCTTGACTTTTTTAATAAGAGCATTTGTGCTATCAACAACTGGGCCAAACAGATTTGTTTTTGCAGTAAAATTTAAGGTATAAATTAGATATCTTCTTTCTTTAAAATCACCTTCATAATTATCTGTAAAAGTTATTGTATTTAATACAATAGGAATATCTCTTTTTTCCCCAATAGAAGACACTAAATCTACTGTGACATTGAATGCTGGTTGAAAAAATGGTAGAATCTGTTCTATAATTTGTAAAGCATCATCGTTCAATTTTGCAATTATGTTTAAATTAAATGCAAGATTATATGGAACTGGCATAAACACTTTATTAATTTTTGTGTTATCTGAAGGATTAATTGCTTTAAAGGTTTGAATTGGAGAACCTTTTCTTGAAGGATCATAAGTAATCCCATTCATCTCAAAAGACATTCTTGGTAAAGTTAAAGATGATGATTGTCTTCTTGAAAGATCTGGTTGTTGCTCAATTCTTGCTAGAAATTTTTGAATAGGTCCATATGCCAATGGCACTAACATCTCACTTGCTTGATTTCCATTAGCATCATTATGTCTAATGTAAATATCATTAAACAGTGTACCAAAACTTATTACAGTTTTTCTTAAAATCTCGTGATAAAAATAATTTCCTAACATTAAAATTCTCCAAATGGATGTTTTTCAGAAAAATCAATTATCAAATCAGCAGCAGTTTCTATTTCTTTATTTTGTGCAAAAATTTCAAAATTATCAACGTTAGTGGTTGGCGTTTTATTAATTGATTTAATCATATATCTTCCAGTTGAACCAAGACCAACATGAATTACTGTTGTTGCAGAACCTACTATAATTTCTCCAACTCTAAATGTTCCTGTCGCATTATGAACATTAAGAATCTTAGTATCTGCATCCCAATTCTTAACAAATGCAGTTGCGGATGATGCAGCACCAGTCACAATTTCATTTAGAACAAAGTTACCAGTTCCAACTCCTGATGGACTTTGTATTGTTATTGTAGGAGTAACAGTATAACCAACTCCAGCATTAGTAATTCTAATTCCAGTAATTGTACCTGCGGCACTTACTACTGCAATACCAGTAGCGGTAGTTCCACCAGATGGGGCAGCAGTGAAAGATATAGATGGGGTAACAACATATTTATCTCCACCATAACTAATTGTTACTATTCCTACTGATCCTGTGGTGGCAATTCCGACAGTTGCCGCTGCACCAGATCCACCTCCTCCAATAAACCTAACTAGAGGAGCAGATGTATACCCAGCACCAGTATTAGTAAGTAATATTTCTCTTATGGATAGAGATGTCATAATTCCACTTGCAGATCTGTCTGTCATAATTGCAACTGCAGATGCATTGATACCCCCAGCTGGAGCACCACCAATTGCAACTGATGGAGCACTAGAATACCCAAATCCATCATTTATTAATGTAATATTTGAAATAGCACCATTTCTAAGAGATGTGAGTGCTATCGCAGTAGATCCTATTCCAACTAAAGTGAGTGAAACTCCATATCCAGATTCTGAGAAATTATCATCTATTTCTTTTATGTCAGTATCTATAATTTCATCTTCATATTCAAATGGTTCACATATGATTTCATAGACATACAATTTTTGTAGTTGATAAAAATCAACTTCGTTCTCAACAAATTTAATTTCAAATAAGGTATCTGTTAGTGGGAAGTATATTAGATCCCCCTCTGCGGGTCTTGTGGCTATCTTGTAGTCGTTTAATAGATCTCCATCACCATCAAGTAAAAATGGAGAAATAAAATCCTCAAATCTTTCTCTAGATATGATTAGGTTCAATTCATCTTTTGATTGAATTCCAAATTTAGTTAAGATATCTCCTCCACCACCAAACCCTGAATAATTTTTTAGATAAACTTCTATTGAATAGTTTTCATCAAATCTGGATAAAACATTCTCCTTAATAATTGTTTGTTCACTCAGATATCTTCTTGGAATATAAGTTACTTCAACTCCATACATACGAAGTTGTTCATTAATCAATTGTTGAACTAAATTTTGTTCTGATTTACTTCCTTGTAAAAAAAATGGATTTAATGCCATACGATTAACCGATCATATCCAAAGGTGGTAATTCATACTCAGAACTCATTCTCGATTTGATATCCCCAAGTTCATTAATAGCATCATCGTAAATCTGCCTTCCATTCAATTCAATTCCACCAGGAAGTTTAACTCCTTGGAATTTTATTAAATTTTGACCCCATTGTTTTTTAATTAAAGACGTTAAATATGCTTTTAAAAATGAATCATTATATATTTTTGTAAAATCATTGGGATCCAAAATTCTATAACAATCAATAACAATATATGATCCTGCAGTGAGTCCTGCCCAATTGGTGTCAATATATAATCTGTTTTGTCTCTTCGTATATCTAATATTTTTATCAGTATTGATTAAAAAGTTTATAGTTTCCAAATAACTTTTAACCATGGTATAATTAAGTAATTCAATTGCAGTAAAATTATAAACATCATTTAAGAAAATTTGATAAGCAACATTAAACATACCAGCAGATAATCCCCCAGTATCAACTTTAAATATCCCTTCAACACCAATTACACTATCTGGAATTTGAATATAATTACTATCCTCATAAAAATCAAATGTTGTCGTTCCCATTCCAGGAATAGAAACACTTGAACTCGTTGTAGTTACAATTCCAATTGGATTATCTGCCCGTTTACCCTTTCCTCTATCTATATCTTGTTGAGTAATTTGATATTTAAGATACATTTTTTCAACGCCATCAAAATGACGCTCTTGAAAATACTGAAGAGCATCGTCAACTAAATCATCAATTTGGTCGTCATCAACGTTTATTTCTAAGACAGGTGCCCCCAATCTTCTTAAACAATAATCAATGAGCCCTTGTCTTGAAGATGGTTTTGCCATGTATCATTACTTTTTTTTATATTTATGAATACTCCTCATCAACCTTCTTTCTAGAATTTGTTTTTGTCAATTTAGAAATTTGGTTATTCAATTCAGAAATTTCTCTATTCTGCCCTATGACCTTTGCTTCCAATGCAATTGATTGAGTAATTGCATCACTCAATCTTTTTTGATATATTTGAATAAAGGTTGTGAATTCAGTTTCAGTCATATTAATTTTTAGAACGTACCACCATCAACTGTTATGTTTTGTAAATGTCTTGCGGTCACTCCACCAATAGTGGCATAAGAAATTACCGCTTCTCCAGATCCAGCTGTGTCAGTAACAAATAATCCTTGAAGTTCTACATTTGCATAATACCCAGCATCTACTGTTAATACACCAGAAGATTCTCCAACTCTGGATGCAAGAACAATTCTTGATACTGAGTCGTCATAATAAACAGCACCCAATCTTGCTGCCGAATCAAAATAATGTAAAAGCATACCAATGTCTTTATTCAAATCAGAAGTTGGGGCATTCCCATCAACTTTACCAAGTTCAATTAAGTTATCTTCGATTGTTAATGTAGTTGTATTAACTTGTGTTGTGGATCCATTAACGTTTAAATTACCAGTAATTGTAGTATTACCAGATCCATCAAAAGTAATCGCAGCAGTTCCACCACCATCTTTAATATCATTTCCATTAACTCTAATATCACCACCAACAACTAAATCTGTGGAGAAAGTAGAAACACCAGTTACATTAATACCACTATTTGCAACTGTAAGTCCAGCAGCATCAGTGAAAGTTAAACTAGAATCATCTACAAGAGATCCTGAAGTTCCTGCAAGAACAATTCGAGTAGCAGTTAAATCGGATACAGTTGCCGAAGAAAGAACTGTTTCTCCTCCAGAAATATCAGCACCACCATTCGCATCAATTGCGCCAGTGAATGTAGATACGCCAGTTACAGATAAATCATCTGTAATTTGAACTTGACCTGCTGCAGAATCAAGTATTAATACTCCTGAACTAGTATCAATTTCATTAACAGCAGTTATACCAATTTGAATTGCATCAATAACTGCGCCAGTTGCAAAGGTTCCTACTCCAGAGAAACTGGCATGTCTCCATCTCTTACTAACGGATGCATCACCAATATCAAATGAAGCGTCTGCATTTGGTAGAATACCTGAGTTTACATCAGCATTAAATACTACATTATCAGTATTAGCATCACCAAGAGTAATTGTACCACCTTCAAAGGTTACTGCACCGACAAAGGTGGAGAGACCAGTTACCTTAAAGTTACCACCAACATTTAAACTCTTTTCAATACCTACACCACCTTCAATAACTAAAGACCCATTATCTTTTGTTGTTGAGTCTGTTGTATTACTGACCGTAGTAATACCAGAAATATCTACATCACTATTGATATCGAGTAATGTAACATTAAATGTAGCAATACCAGTAAAAACTGGATTAGAAGATCCACTTGCCCAACTTAAATTGCCATTACCATCATTGGATAATACAGAAGTTGGTACACCATTTGCTGCTGGAAAATAATACGTTACAGCAGCACCTACGGCCGCTGGTGATGCTAAGGTAATAAAATGAGCACCGTTACTAGTGCCTTCTACAAGATTTACACCACTACCTGCGGCCGAGGTCTCTTTAGTCCAATATCTAGCACTACCAAAATACTTATTAGTTGCACTGTTTCCGTCTATCCCAATATAAAAATTATAATCATCAGTGATAAAAGCAGGTTCGCCAGTCTGCAACCCAACGCTATTAAATGCAGACTGAGTACCTCTTTTGAATCTTAGTGATGGGTTTGCCATTTTTTTTTTTTTACAATATTCCTTAATAATATTTAGATATTTTTAAAAATTACCACCATCAAAATCTATATTTTGCGCTTTATTAAGATCAGTATCTAAAACATTAATGAAATCATTGGGAATTCCACCAGGAACTGCATCCTGAAGAACTTGATCTGGATCCACTGCGATAATTTTATTTAAAGTTGCATCATATTGCAAAACGAAATTGTCTTGAATATTAGAAAGATCAACTACAATTCCTCCAATGACTTGCCCTGCAGATGATAAATTACTTGCCACAACTTGTACGGCATTTTGAGATCCTAATCTTACTCTAAATGAATTTGACATTATGTACAAACCCCCGCAGATACTATTGCCGATCCTTCAATAACTCTAGTTTTTACTCCGAAAGAATCTGTGAGTAATACATCATACACATGTCTTCCAGGTTTTAATGCTGATGTTTGTCCAGGAGTTAAAGCGATTCCAACAGTACCAACTGAGGTTGTTATTGTTGTGTTAAAATTAGTTTTAGTTGAACTTCCGGGATGTTTTGCTATTTTAGCGGCAACAGTATATCCTGTCAGATTAATAATAGAATTTGAAATAGGATCCTCTAAAACATAATTTGCATTAAAATTGGCTCCCTGTTGAATCTGTATGTTAACAACTCTTACTGACATGATTCAAAAATGGAACTTTATTGATATTTATAGTTTTTCCATGATTATAGAAAGCATTTTTTTTATATCACTTACTTCACTTTTAAGAGTTTCAATTTCTTCAATTTCTTTTAACTTTCTTTCTCTTTGACTCATGTAAGAATTATATGAATTTCTATCAGTATTAATAATAGATTTAGAATCATTGTCTCTTGCTAATGAACTATGACCTTCAACTGGTATTAAATTTCTCATTTTACGCTAATGCGATTGCCCTAAGTTCTTTAATTCTCGGAACATATGCTTGACTGGTACTAGTCATAATTATTTTAATCATAAATCCATTAAACTGTGGTAGATTTTCTTGGGAATATAAGTAGTCAAAGAATTCTCCACTGTAAGTAGATGCTGGAACATTATCATTAGAGAGACCGTTGTTTTGAGCAAGATCTACGATAGTATATTCAGTTTCATTATTAGTACCACTCTTTCTCAAATTATTAAATCCTGGGAAAAGACGATATGGTTGAGTTGAATCAGGAAGATCCGATCTGAACAACTTATACAACACTCGTATTTGATTTGTGGGATGTCTATAAGCAGCAAGTCTCACTTGAAGTGAAGTTGCCGGTGTTTCTAATCCAACCTTTTTAGAAACGTATACAG